GAGCTGACATTTGATGTACTCGACAGCTCATTTGTTGTTGCTACAGCCGGTGGTGAAAGTATTGGTCGTGGTGAAACACTGACACACGTACACGCTTCAGAACTTGCGTTCTGGCAAAAGTCTACTGCCCTAGAGAACTGGAACGGGATGACACAAGCTGTCCCTAACAAGAAAGGCACTGCTATATTCGTCGAGAGTACAGCAAACGGTGTCTCAGGTATCTTCTATGATCTTTGGAAAGGCGCTGTAGATGGCACCAACGGCTATGTGCCAGTGTTCATACCTTGGTTCATGGATCCAGAGTATCGTGAGACTGTGCCTAGTAACTTTGAGATTACACCAGAAGAAACAGAGCTATCTAAGAAGTACGACCTAGACAACGAGCAGCTAATGTTTCGTCGTCGAAAGATCGCACAGAACGGCATTGAACTCTTCCAGCAAGAATATCCAGCAGAGCCAAACGAGGCCTTCATTTCGACCGGTAGACCAGTGTTTAATCCACAGACACTACAAGAAAACCTAGAAGCAGCACCTGATCCAAAACAGCGTCTTGCCCTTGAAGGTGACGATTGGCTCGAGAACGTGCGTGGTGAACTTACACTCTACAGGACATTAGATCCTGGTGAGAAGTACACCATTGGTGCAGATGTCGCTATGGGTGTTCGTGGTGGTGACTACTCAGTAGCCCAGGTACTCGACAGTAAGAAACGCCAGGTTGCAACATACCGCGCCCAGGTACACCCCGATTACTTTGCTACAGTCTTATACAGATTAGGTGAGTTCTTTAACTTTGCTTACATCATCGTTGAAAACAACAGTCACGGTATTCTGACTTGTACCAGGCTTGGTAAAGACATGGCCTACCCTAATTTCTACACTGAGATCCAGGTAGACAAACTAACTGACAAAGAGACTGTAAAACTAGGTTTCACTACTACCTCCAAAACCAAACCCCTGATTATTGACGAACTAAGGGCAGCGGTACGGGAGAATAAGATTACACTAAACGACAAAGTCACTATCCGAGAAATGCTTACATACATTGTTAATAACAACGGTGGGATGGAGGCAGAAGCTGGATGCTTCGATGACTGCGTAATGAGTTTGGCCCTGGCTAATCACATCCATGAGGGTGCCTGGGAACCAATAGATGCAGTCGATGAATTTTACATTGAGATGGTTTAAAAAATGAAATCAGATGACTATAAAAAACTTGATGACGACCAGATCGTATCAATTGTTGACACGAACCTCAGACGTTCAATTGGCTACTATGACTCAGAACTCAGCAGGGAACGCCGCAGGGTAATGGATTACTACGCTGCAAAGCTGCCGCGCCCAGCGCACGATGGCAACAGCAAGTTTGTAAGCCAAGATGTCTACGACGCTGTAGAAAGCATGAAAGCTGCACTCCTAGAGACTTTTAGTACAGGTAACAAAACCCTTAGATTTGCCCCACAGAACGCCGATGACGTTGACACAGCAGAAGTATGTACTGAGTACACTGACTACGTCTTACATCGCCAGAATAACCTCTTTGAGACGATGCAGACAGTCATCCACGATGGCCTTATAGCTCGCGCTGGTATCGCCAAAGTTTATTGGTGTATGCAAGACGAAAGCACACTTGAGTACGTTGAGAATTTGACTGAAGAAGAGCTGGACATGGTACTTGCCCAGGACAACGTCGAGATCGAGGAAATCGAGCAAGATGAGATAGGTCTATACAGTGGCGATCTCCGAGTAACTCGAGATACTTCCCAGGTAAAAGTAGAAGCCATAGCGCCAGAAGAGTTTCTAATTGCACCACAAGCAAAGTCCCTGGACACAGTGCCATTTTGTGCACACCGCACTAAGAAATCTATTTCTGAACTTATTGAAATGGGTTACGACCATGACTTAGTTGATAAGATATCAGACAACGAAGATACTGACTTTGACAGTGACCCAGAGATACTATCGCGCCATGACGACATAGGTGCTGACCGTGGTTTTAACTTTAGAGGCGACCAGCGCCAAACACGCCAGGTAACAATCACTGAATCTTACATAGAACTAGATTGTGAAGGTACAGGTGTTGCTGAGTTATACAGAGTAGTCAAAGCATCTAATGTTCTACTTGAGAAAGAAATAGTAAACAGACGTCCATTTGTAGCGTTTGTACCTCTACCTATCCCTCACGCATTCCACGGTAACAACTTTGCTGAGAAGCTGCTTGGTATCCAGAATGCACGTACAGTGTTAACCAGGTCAATTCTTGATCACGCAATGGTTACAAATAACCCTAGATACACAGTGGTCAAAGGTGGCCTAACGAACCCCAGAGAGCTGATTGATAATCGTGTCGGTGGTATTGTAAACGTAACACGCCCAGACGCCATCAGTCCTATGCAACAGGCGTCTCTGAACCCATTTGTATTCCAAACAATGCAGATGCTAGACGAAGAGAAAGAAGACACGTCAGGTGTCTCACGTCTATCACAAGGTTTGAACAAAGACGCACTAAGCAAGCAGAACTCAGCAGCTATGGTTGAGCAGCTTGCTACGATGTCACAACAGCGCCAGAAAGTGATCGCACGTAACTTTGCAAACAACTTCCTCAAACCATTATTCAGTATGGTCTACTCACTAATCGTAGAGAACGAAAGTGAAGAGAAGATTGTTGAACTTGCAGGGCGCTATGTGCAAATCGACCCATCAAAATGGGCTGACAAGCGTGACGTCCAGGTAGAGTTTCACCTTGGATATGGTGACCAGGAGAACATGGTGCAAAAGCACCTGGCATTCCACAACCTATTCTCTCAAGACCCAACACTTGGCGAAATGTATTCACCAATGAATAAGTACAAGATGTTGGCATCAGTCTTGGATAAATCAGGTATTAAAAACGTTGCTGACTTCTTAACTGACCCAGCACAGATACCGCCAGCACAACCAGATCCAAATGAACAAATGCAAATGGAAATGGCTAAACAACAAATGGAACTTCAAGAGCGACAGACTGCCGTTGCTGAAATGAAAGTCCAATTAGATGCACAAATGCGTCAGATGAAACATGAGTTAGACACAATAAAAGCACAACAAGCATTTGCTCTTCAGTCTGACAAACAGGATCTAGCTGAAACACAATTTGAGCACAAAGAATACGTCAACCTAGAAGAACTAGAGATTGCACGTAAAGCCGACGATGTTCGCGCTATAGCAAGCCCTAACGGCTAATAATCACTAACCAAGGAAGCAAAAACTATGCCAACCCAAGAAGAGCAACTTGTGGTGGCTGGGGATGAAGCACGCACTATACTAGATAGTACTGCTTTTAACTCAGTCATCAACGAACTGGTCGAAAGAACGTTTCAGTCTTTTGTAAACACACAACCTGGCGACCAGGATAAAAGAGAAGATGCATACAGCCACTATCGCGCACTCGTTGACGTGGTTGATACATTGAAACAGCGAGTTCAAGTGCGTGACAGCATTGTAGAGCAGCAGAACGGCGAAACCAGCCAAGAGGAGCCAGCACCATGAATGATAACAACGTGCAAAATGACAACTCTCAGCCGCAAAATCTTGATATAGATGAAGCGGCAGATGTAATCTTAGGTCAGTGGACGGACGGTGAAGACCTATCCGAAGATACTGAAGACGAAGATGCGACATCCGAAAATCTCAACGAGACAGAGGTAGATGAGGATGAACTAGATGAAGACACTGAAGAGGACGATGAAGGCGAAGATAACCTTGATGACCCTGATGACACAGACGAACTAGATGACGAAGATGGCGAAACTGATGATGAAGACGAAGACGAGGATGACGAAGAACCTCTAGCAGCTTCAGACGATCAGATTGTAGACATCAATGTCAACGGTGAGTCTAAACAGGTATCTGTAAAGGATTTGAAACGGCTCTATGGTCAAGAAGCGTCTTTAACCAAAAAGTCTCAAGATTTAGCCAACCAGCGCAAACAGTCAGACGAAAGCCTGGCACAAACGCAGTTGTCATATAAAAAATTACTAGAACGCGCCGAAGCAAGGTTTAAACCTTATTCCGACATAGACATGTTGGTAGCTAGTCGTCAGATGGATCCAGATACGTTTGCCCAACTGAGACAAGACGCAAAGCAAGCAGAGGAAGACTTAACTTTCTTAAAAGAGGAAAGTAACACGCTTGTATCTCAACAACAGCAACAATTTGCAGAACAAGCCAAAGAAGCTGCCGCAAACTGCGTCCAGGTTCTCCAGGAGCAGCTGCCAGATTGGGGTAACGAACTCTATTCAGACATTCGTAACTACGCTGTAAAGTCGGGACTTCCACAAGAACAGGTTGACCAATACACTGACCCACAAGTCATTATGTTGATTAACAAAGCACGTCTTTACGACC